AGCGGTCCGCCTGGCTGAGTAAGGAACACCAGGAGCATCATTGATCTTCTACTCATCTCTGAGTAGGGCTTCATGAGAGCTCCCAGGACCCGATACCCAGCCCCTTGGAACGCGAGAGCATCTGAGACCTTCAGAGCTCGCAGTTTCCCGATCTTCTCTAGAAGCATAGTCAAGCAGGCTAGGCTTCCGGCTGCGACCGACACCTCTTTCAATGAAATTGGTGAACAATCGTGACCAGGCACCCGGAATCGTTTAGCGAATTCAAAAACCCCCTTGTGGGAGATTAGAGATTTCCCTAAATTAATTCCTACGCCAAGCTCGTCCATGACGAGTAGGTAAGATCGGGCGACGACACTGTCGAGGATGACAATATCATCGCCTAAGATGGCGTAATGTCTAAACCACGCAGTGTATCCAACCCTCCAGGCGGCGAATTGAACGAGGAAATGATGAGTCATCGCCAACATAGCCCATGAGCTGAGAGCTCCCATAGGTTGCCCGACTGCATATCGCAGCCGAAGCTTTCCATAGGAGTAATCCCGGCCCACGAGCAATGTCTCCCAGGATTTTCCAATTCCTGGGATCAGTTGATTTAGCAATACAGATTGCACCGACACGGGTAACCGGTCGGTAGCAGCTGAGAGATCCAAAGAGAACACATGTCTGTGTCCTTTCTGGACGAGATCAGCGGCGTATTGAACCGCAGCATCCTGATCGTGAGTACCATCCATCGGCAAATGCCGAAGGATAGAAAACAACCAGAGATGCAGAGGCTCCATCACCATCTGCGTCAGCCAATCAACCATGGCGAAAACTCTCATTTTCCCAGGTTCCTCTTTGACCCCGAGTTTCCCCAGGGCCCAAGTAGGGGCCTTCGATCCGGATTGCGCTTCTGAGACTGCAATAGCCTCAGCATACGTATACCACTTAGTCAGCCCTAGGACCGCGGTGAACTGTAAGTAGGCGGCCCGCAATAGCGGGTCGGCCCACAAAGCTCTCGCGTTCTTCGGAAAGACTGAGAAGGACGTTTGGGAAAGAGATTTCCCAGACGTTCCGGGCGAAGACTTCAGGATCGGCCGCGGATCGAACGTAGGTTCGAAAGGTGGAATACCGTACGGTGTTAACCATACAACAAACCACTTAGCGAACTGTTCGTACGGACCCAGGTCGAACTCCTTACCAGGCTGAGTGATCGTCTTGAACGATAGATCGCCCTTGAACTCCATAACTCGGTATAAACCGAAGAATGTGAGCCAAAGGCGGATCATCCAAGGGTCACCAGCCCGGATCAGAGTCCGGCACCAGGCCGGAATGATCCGAGGTAACCCTGCCCGGTTTCGGGAGACTCTAGGGCCGATGACGGCACAGTCAGATAGCTCGTCCCCTGCAACACTCTTCATAAGAAGGATGTTACAAGATTTGAGGTACTTGGCCGCACCTTTCGTACCTTGTCTCCGTACCAACGGAACAAGAGTTCGCGCAAAGGATAAGACTGCTAAGACCCAGGACTGAGTTACCTTACCTGCCACTAGCCGAACCACCTTTAACAGTGGTCCGACTAGGGCTGTCGGCTTTTGTAAGACCGACTGCCAAGAATAGTGTCCGCTGTTGTTGACTAGCGCAGTAGAAACAATGTTTCTAGTTGTTCTAATTAATTTCAGCATGGTCAAATAAATTAATAATGACCCACTATTCCCTTCAGTTTCCGACTGCCCTTTTATTCAAAGGGTAAGCCGGGCTGCAGGCACCCCTCAGGGGGTAGGTGTGGAAACCCGTAGGGTTGTCGACACATTATCA